AGCCGCTGCAAAAGCTGCTACGGAAGCCGCTGAGAAGGCTGCTGCTGAGAAGGCTGCTGCTGAGAAGGCTGCTGCTGAAGCCGCTGCAAAAGCTGCTGCTGAAGCCGCTGCAAAAGCTGCTACGGAAGCCGCTGAGAAGGCTGCTGCTGAGAAGGCTGCTGCTGAAGCCGCTGAGAAGGCTGCTGCTGAAGCCGCTGAGAAGGCTGCCGCTGAGAAGGCTGCCGCTGAGAAGGCTGCCGCTGAGAAGGCTGCTGCTGAGAAGGCACAAGCTGAAGCGCAAGCAAAAGCGGTTGCTGAGAAGGCACAAGCTGAAGCCGCCGCTGCAGAAGAGGCCCAACGAATAGCCGCCTTTGAGCAGGCAGCCAAAGAAGCAGCTGAAAAGGAGGCTTTGGAACAAGCTGTGAAACAAGCAGCCTATGAACTAGAGCAAGCTGAACTAGCGGCACTTGGACCCATACCCAAGTTAGTATTTATTGTACCCTTCAGAAATAGAGCAGACCAAAAAAAAGTATTTGATAACGTTATGCCTACTATTTTGGAAGACATTCCTTCAACAGATTACAAAATATATTTCGTCCAGCAATGCGATACCCGTGATTTTAACCGTGGTGCTATGAAAAACATAGGATTTTTGGCTATGAAGGAAAAGTATCCCAATCACTACCAGGACTTTACATTTGTTTTTAATGATGTAGATACTATGCCACGTAAAAAGAATATGTTAAACTACAATACTCAAGTTGGAACAATTAAACATTTCTATGGACAGGAAAATACCTTGGGTGGAATCGTATCTATCAAAGGCTCTGACTTTGAGAAAACACTTGGCTACCCTAATTTCTGGGCATGGGGATATGAAGACAATATGTTGCAAATTCGTGCGCTCAAATACGGATTAATTATTGACAGGTCAACGTTCTTTAAAATTGGTGACCCAAACATTCTCCAATTAAATGAAAATTTGAATCGTATTATTAATCGCGACGAATTTAATAGATATGTTAATTACACATCTGAAGGTTTCTCCACTATAAACGGACTTGTATATGACGTTGATGATTCAAATAGGTTTATAAACGTTACTCAATTTAAAACAGAGGTTGATAACAATCCTTCCGGAAATCAATTGTATGATTTACGTAAAGGAAATAGACCATTTAATGTGAATCCAGTTCAAGCACGAGGTCGCAGAGGTTCATTAATGAGCTTAAGACTATAAGTTTACGATTAAAAGTTTACGATTAAAAGTTTACGATTAAAAGTTTACGATTAAAAGTTTACGATTAAAAAAATTGATTTAATAATAATAACTTTTTATTAAATCACAAACAACCCAAGAACTTATCAAGATGATTGAGTATTCCGACGTTTATAGGCAATCAACCAATTCATTCAATGGGAACAATCCCAGGAAGAATAATAAATCAGAAATTATAAATTTTAAAATTCATCTACTTAACAGAAAATTAAACATTTCAGTAAACAAAGAGAAGTCATTAGAAGACCTTTACATTTCTATTTACAACGCAGTTTATCCAGAGTTCTCTACTGAAAAGAATATTGATGTTATTCCTCCTGCCGGAATATCCTACGTCCCTAGACTATATAATGTTGCTATTGCGAATGGAAAAACAGAAACTATTCATACGATTCCTTTGCATAAATTTATAACTATCTCTAGTTATATAAAATCTAATCCAGATTGCTTTGTTTCAAGTTCTATGTTTGGTAAAAAAATTTACACAATTTATGTAATTGACGAGTACGCAATAGTAAATTTAGATAAATACGCAAATAATAAAACGCTGTTTCAAATGATGTTCTCTTGTTATTATTCAAAAAATATAGTTTCTAACAGCCTTCATTAACTTCTATTAATTTAAACGTCAATCCTACGTCTTCGTATGTTTCCCAAACACCAGATATTTTTATTATAAACTGAATATTGGATTTTTTTATATCACCTGAATTATAGTCTCTGTACAATTTCATACTACCGTTATACAATTGCTTTGACAAAAACCCCGAAATTTTAGACTTACATTTAGATAAATTTTTATAATATTCAATAATACGCATTTCTAGTTTTGAAAATTCCTGTACAACATTGAGATTACTACTTTGATAAGGATTGAATTTTAATATAACCTTTGAACCAATTTTTTCAATATTAAAAGATTCAATAGGAAAAAGTATATACAATCCATTCATCGTAAAACAATCATTAGAATATATTATTTTGGTGAAATTCCCATCCATTATAATATTTGTCTTTTTATCCAGAAAATATACATTAGGCAACGTTACCTTTGGTAAATCTATACTTATATTCATTGGCTACAATAATTCAACTATTATATTTATCTTGTTTTTATTAATAAATATAATAATATAGTATAGTATATTATTATAATGTCGCAATTTTTAAATATAAATGAAATCGCATTGGCGCATGTTCCTATTGTATCTTGGAAAGGTAAAACATTTACGCAAATTACATCATCTATAAAAAAGAATAGTGGTATTGTTACTGGTTCAACTGTAACAAATTCAGTATATAAGAAAGGAAAATTTGTTGGCATTTTAACTAGTCACCCTAACTTTTTCTTACCTAATCCATTAAAAATATACCGTAGAGAGATTGCAAATACAATTGATATGTCTAATTGCTATCAACGTAGTTCTATAAAAATTGATGAATTTAATAGACCCGGTGGTTCCATAGTTAATACTTCCGTAAGCGAAATAAATGGTTTAGTAAATACATTGGATTTTACTTTAAAAAATAATGTATGCGAAGACCCTGGAACATGTTCAGTCTTTTTATCACCAGCTGATAACGCAAGACGTCGTTGCAGAAGCAGTGGAATGATCAAAAAAAAATATAATCCTGCCAATAACTTTTCTAGTTATTACACTGATTCAAAACAATACTTAGTTAGTAGAAACAAAACCTTTTTGCAAAATCAATACAATTATATTCGTGTTGGAAATCCTTTACTCAAACCAAGCACTGGTTTAGCAGCTGCAAACATTTATTCTCCAAATGGTCTTCCAGTCTGTCCAAAATTTAATATTGCTACCGATTGCAGTTTCAGTTATCAATGGGTAGATGCCGTATATTATACTGTTGATATACCTGCTGGCTATTATGATGCGAACGATTTTAATGGAAAATTTCAATTTGCTATGTCACAGAACTATCATTTTGTTGTTAATCAAGCAGGTTCTAAGGTATTTTTATTAGGAATAGTTTATGACGACATTAATGACATTATAGAATTTCAATGCTCATGTTATGATAATGTTAATTTCCCATCTAATGTTTTTTCGGCCGATATTCATGCAAGTCAAACTTGGACTCAACGTGGATATGGTACTGGAATATCACCACCAACTCAAGGAATCGGTACTTCGGTAACACCCGGAGTCCAGTTTTCAAATAGTCAACTTCTAACTGCATTAGGACTTACTACCACCAACTATCCTATCAATATTCCTCCCAATCCTATATCGGTTGGAGTTGATCAAGCAGGATCTAACACACAAATTTATACAAGCGGACAAGTTTATACTTCAAACGTCAGTCCAGGTCTTAAAAGCGTTTATAAGAAGATTTACTATAAGCCAAACAATAGTCAATTTGGTCAACAAGGTGCGGTTTCTAGTAGTTCCTTAATTAGTAGGATTAAATACCATGCCATAAATACTGCTGCACATAATACAAGCGGTAATATTTTTGGCTCAGATGCAACTAAAGCATTTGGAGGAAATATATCAAATGCATTATCGTATGGTGTATCTGAAAACCCTTATACAATGAAAGATAAGATTGGATATCCCAATATAACATATCCATCTTTTTTAAAGGGGTCAACTGTTCAGAGAAATTGTATGGAAACGCACATTAATAGTGGTGTGAAATTCCCAAATTAAGATTATATTACTTAAATAATTTGTAATATAATAATTTACATTAATTCAAACGATGTCTCAGAATTTTGAAAGCTTCTCAAATCATTACTTAAAAATACATTAGACTGTATTATACCTTGATTATAAGGAACATTATACTTGGTGCACCATAAAATACATTTCTCAATATTTACGTTAATCAAATTATCTATCTTCTCTTGTCTATGTTTATTATCAATAAGAGAAATTGTAAAATGGATATTTTCTATCTGTTGTTGACCAAAAATTGCATTATATTCTTCTAATCTTACCAAAAAATGCATTGAAATTGGAGTGTTTAGAAATCTATGAATATATAATTCAGTGTTAGATGTGGTTGATAACAACATTTTCTCAAAAGCTCTGTAGATAAAGGGTGCGAAACTTTCAAACGGTATATTTGTAAAACCCTTGCATACTATATATTTCTCAGAATTAGCATATCGGCTAGTCTGTGGTTTTACTATATATACCTTATCATAAAATGATGATAATATATATAATAAATCAATACTGTGTTGCATAAACGTATCAAATAATTTTAAAATAAAACATCCACCTCGTTTCTGCATTGAAAGAGCGTACATTACTTGTGCAAATAATAACTTTGATATATTTATTTCTTGATTGTTGAAGTCCATTGAGAAATCAAAACCTCCATCTCCTGTTATCAAATCCATAGTAGACCCATATTTTTCTCTGCAATGAATATAATTATCCATAGATAGAATATTACCTGTTTGGTCAGCACCAGTTTCAATAAAAACATTCTTGTTTTGACGCAGAAATTGTTCGGTCTTCTTCCAACCAGGTATATTTGGATCGTTGTTTTCATCTATAATTGTCATTCCTACGTATTTATCATGTGGACATTTTCTTAGTCCAGCCAACGCTTCAATAAATCCACCAGGACCTTCTGCCAAATGAAAACTACGAATAGGTCTTGAATCAAAATTCAATTCAAATATACTTACCATCTCTATCATCTTGAAAAAAGAACGAGATATTGGTTTATATTTGGATATACACTTTTTCTTAAAGGACAATTGCGTATGAATATATTCGTATGGATTTGTATACTTTTTAAATATGTCCCAATCTTTATCTTTGCTTTCTATCTTCTCTTTCATATCATATAAGTATGTTGATAGTGAGTATGATATTACTGGTTTGGGCATATCATCTTTCTCAACACAATCAATATATTTATGAATTAGATAACTTGTCTTTGGTAATAAATAATATGTCATTGGTGGATATATTATTTATAAAATAGTGTTTATATATTTTATTTCTTAACTGTTATCATTATTTTTTCTTTACTAATAGACACAGCGGGTTTTTGTGATTGCACAGGTACTTGCATAAGCTCTGGTACTTGCACAGGTACTTGCATAAGCTCTGGTTGCTTTTTCAATACTAATCTTTTCGTCTTCTTAACAATTTGTTCTTCATCCCGTTCATCACCTTCTTTTTTTTTATCTTCTTTATCTCTCTCCTCTACAGCTTTTTCCAGCTCTTTCGCTTCTTCCTCACCGTGTTTATCAGCAAACTCCGTCTCTTTCAATATAATATGTGCCATTTTCTTAACATCTACATCACGTACCTTCTTAAACGCAAAGTAACGATTCATAAATGAAATACGCTTCTCTTCCGGCGACATATACATTGCTTTTCTGTAGTTGGCTTCTCCTCGTCTGTTACCCTTCAATTCTATTTCCATCAAATTAAACAATTCTGAAAACATACCTGAACCATTAGGTAAATTCATATGTTTAGCTTCATCTTTTGTAACCAAAACAAACCCATAATCCTCCATAATTCGTGTGAAATATTCAAAATTCACTAGATACTCACGGAAATATTGGTTAATACTCTCTTGGAATACATTAATTGAATAACCTAAGCTCATGTCTTCGTCAGGGAATCCAGTTTGGTCATACATTTTAATAATCTCATATATTTTACGACCTTCTTTCATAATCGTAACACCCTCTTCGTTTTTAACATTCTTCAATAAATTAAATACAGTTTGACCATCGTAACATGTTCCAACATAATAGCCACCAATCCTGGTACATTCGGTAATATTACGCAATAATTGGTGAAACGTATCTTTGTTCTTAAACATATAATGCATTGCGAATTGACATGATGTAATATTAAAACCAGATTCAGCAACACCATATTGATTGTAAACACCCTTACCCAATAGAGAGACATCCTTAGCACCTTGTCCAAAAACTGCCTTAGTAATTTGCTTATCTTTTTCTGTGGCCAATGCTTGTCCACTACGAATATTTAAACCACTATCACCATTCACAAAGAGCGCTTTTGGGATATCCTTTACAGTTCGGGCTTTATTCAAATATCTTGCACATGCACCATCCATTTGATTATGAACATTGTCTTTGGAAATATCAATGCCAAATACGAATGATAATTTCGCATCTATCCATTTATTCAAATCTCCTGCCTTACCAACCGCAATATCAATAAGTGTATCTCCTCTATGCGAAACACCCATAATCAAATTTTTCTTTACATACAAATTATGGAAATCACGCAATGCCTGAGTGCTTGTTTCGTCATTAGAACGGTTATAATAAACTTCGTCATCTAGGGTTCGTTCAGGAATATTATCGCCTGTGCAAATCATATCCTCAGTAATAGGATGATGGATAGAATACCAGTTGTTGTTTGCTACTTTATACGCATTACCAAAGTTGTCCTTAGTTCTGCGTAATTGGGCAGTTTTATCGTATCTCACCCTTATAGGTACCCATTTCCAACCATCTTGTTTTGTATGGTCGTACTTAAATTCAACAATCATATCCTGTTCAAAGTATTCGCCCTCTTCTGTTCTCATAAACATTTTGGTTCCATCCTCCTCCATCATAATATTACAGAAACATGCATTAGGGTCGTAAGGATTTGTAGGAACAAAGGGTGCTGGCTTGTAATTCTTCTTATAATCCATTGTGTTTATACTTTCGTAGGTCACGTCATTTATGAGGTCTTGGAATGGATTCACATATCCGTCAGTTCTAGCATCAAACCCTACATGAAGTACCAATGTTTTATATTGCAATACTTCTTGAACACCCTGTAAATTACGCCCGTCTTGGAAGATATGGTGCACTTCGTCTTTACCCGTTTTGTCTTTTTTGGTTGACACTAAGAAATCAATTGTATTGAATTCAGCTGGTTTCCACTTAAATGAATGAGACCATGTAATCTTGGATAGTTTTCCTGGTGGTGCACCTGGTCTAGTTGCTCCAACTGCCATATTTCCTGGAGTAAATATAAGACCATCCGTATTATATTCGTACGTTCCATCCTTAATGTCGGATAAAATGCTTAGACAACCATCAAATATAGTTGTATTCTCACCTGTTGCTTTAAATGTCTTGCACTTTACTACAAAATCAGCTGCTTGTTTATTTTCCTTCGGTTGCACTTCCTTCTCTGTGCTTTCTAAAATAGATATGGGTTTCAATAATTCCACGAATTGACTTAATAATTGTAAACGGTACTTTTTTTCTTGCTTCTCTTTTTTATCTTGATCATCACTACTCTCTTTTTCTTCTTGCGAAGCCTCATAATAATCAGGTATAAACGGGAATTCTCTGGCAGATTTATTGTTTACAAAATAAATATCAAACGCTGCATATAGATTAATATAAACACCCTTTTTATTGTATTTGATATGCTCACCATCAATAATACTATTAAATATGGTCTTCTCTGCGGTTTTGGTTCCTGTAAATATAACTGTCATGTTTGTGTCAATCATATAAATTTTACCATCGTCAGAAACATACAATAATTTACGGTCACCGTCTGCTTTATCAGTAACGGTAAAATGTTTACGAATATTTGGCATAGTTGACCCCTCTTGTTCTGGTGCAACATTATCTAATTGCAATGTAAACGATGAAGGTCCAATGAAATCGGACGAAAACACTTTACGTTGTTCATGCTTCTCTCCATGAATTGTTTTCATGTATTGTTGTAAAATATTCTCTTGCTCTGGGTAAGAGATAGGAAACTTAGTTCCTTGTAGACCACTTAAAACAATACGAATTGCCTTTCTCAGCGAGTTCAGTACCTTTGGTACGGTGTTAAACGCCGTTCCTGGACCCACTTTGGTATTATCAACCTCCAATTCTATTTCGTATTGTTCCATATTGGTGAAAAGTCCTGCGTCTTGTACTGTATAATGTGGGATTGGAATTGGGTTTTGTCCCTGAGTTTTTGGAGAAGACTTTACAATACTAATATCAGCAACAATTGGCGAATCATCATGATAGAATCTAACACGATTCATACTACGGAATATCTTCTTGGAATCCGCCCATTTTGAAATAATATTGCGTGCAGTATCTGATTGTGTGTTGTAATCCTGCTCTGTCTGAAAGGATACATTGAAATTGAAATCATCCATCTTAAGACGTTCAATAAAACTGCCATCCTTACGCATCGCAGTCATTTTCCTTGTAAACTTGACTTTATTAAACAAGGTTGATGGCATGTTAATCACACTTTGGACACTATTAGTTCGGCAATATTCTTGAATTAAATCTGTACCTACCAATTCAGCACGAATAGACATCTTTGTTTTTCCTGTTCTTGGGTCAACAGATTCAGGTATAATTCTCAACATTTGAATACCATCGGGATTTATTGTTTTAAACCCACACGAATAAAGCTGTTTTACCACATTATCATAGTCTATTTTAGAAATAGGCCTAGTAACTGATTGTGTTTTGATATCTTTTCTATTCAATGTGCCGAACCTAATTTCCAATTCATTTGCCTTGTTATGACTACGAATTAAAGGGTTACTCTCTAAATACTCTTTTACTATTTGCTCAAAAGCTTGTGTCTTTTGTTTGATAGATTCCTGTTTGAGTGGTTCCTTGTCATTCTTTTCCATAATATGTAATTGTATATAGTAATTATATATTATTTTCCCTTTAATTCAATTTTCTTGAGGGGAACTAATAGTTTCGTTCCTTGTCCCTCTGTCCCCTCCTTTCTAATCCTATAGCCAGGTGCATGCTTCACTAATCTCCTGATACAAATCCGTCTTCTTATATTTCTTATTGTTCTCATATATGCCCATCTTCTTCGCCAGTTCTTCTAGCTCTTCAACCTTGTAATTACTAATGGATTTCAATGGTTTCAAATAACTTTCTAAACATATCATTTTATTCTTCATATCAGTAATCTCATCTTGAGTGAGAGGCTCGGTTTTTACCGAATATTTTCCATACGCATCTTTATACAATAGATAGGTTGGCAATTCATTATCTTTATCTGCCGTAAATTCCAACATCAATAGCTTCGTTGAATTCACAATAATTAGATTGATTTTATAATATACCAAAATAGCCATCATAGAATTCATGCTCGTATCTTTTTGACTTGTCAACAATTCAGACAATATCTCTTGCACAGCCGCCTTGGTCATTTTCGTTCCAGTAGTCTTCATTGTATGCGGATTTTTCGTTATAAAGTCACCTATATGTTTCTTTACTTCCAATTCTTTCACACCATAATTGCGGTCAACTTCTAAGTATTCACCATATCCAAAATGAATAATAAACAGACACCAAAAGAGCGTATCTGATTGTTTTGGACTTATCAAATCTTCTTTCACAGTTATTGTATTTGTGCATTCTTGGATAGGTGTAAACACCAGAGGAACTTTTACCAATGGTTCACGAATTTCAATATATTCTATTTGTTCAATAACATCAGAATTACACGGTACGTCCTTTATCTTATAATTAGATCTCAAAAGAATAGCTGCTTGATTTAGTTTTGTAAACATGAAGTCACGTAAAACATTTAAAACGTTATTGATGTTTAAATGTTCTCTTTTAATGAAGAATATTGAATTTAAAAAGTTTGACATTACTTGGTCAATGAACTATATAATATCGTGGGATTGTCTTTATTCTCTTTTTCAATAAAATATGCGTTTTTAAATTCTTCCTTCTGATATTCCATCGTTTCTAATGATTCCTCTTGGTCCTTTATATAACCTACATATTCTTCCAATTCTTTTAATGTATCCTCTGGCAAGAAAGACATATTAATATAACAACCACTCTTATTTTCATTGATTTTTGAAAGCTTTTTAGAAAGGATTTTCAATATCTCAATCTGATGATATTTGGACATAGACTCTATAGTATTCTTTAATTGTTCCAGCTTATCCATTAACAATATGAGATATCAAAATTTTATATTGTTTTGTTAGGTTATTATTCTGTTTGTTTCTTCTTTTCTAATATAACCTCTTTTAATACATTCCGAATAATCTTATCATCCATCTTTTCTTGCTCATCTTGATATTCTGACCCCAAAGAACTCAATGAAATCTGCATGAATTTTTCATTCTCAGGTGTATCTAAATAGCGAAAATCGGGATTCTTTTCCTGCCATTCTGGTAACTTCATCAAATTCTTTCTAGCAATCTGTTTCAATACATTCCTCAACTTTGTTTTCTCAGCATTCTCTTTCTCCCAATTGTCTTGGTCCTTAATATAGACAGTTTCTCTCTTGATATCTGTGCAATGGAATGGACGCATGTTGACATCTAGGTCTTTCAAAGCTTTTACAAATATTCTGCTTATTCCTTGAGTATAACCTAATTTTCCAGTTTCTTCTATATCATTCACAGTAAGTTTCAGTGAATCAACAAAATCCCCTATATTGAGAGCGTTTTTACATTCCTCATTTAAAAACACATTTAAATTAAATTGATTATTGGTTATATTGTTTGTTGTATGAATAAAGGTTGTTTGATTAGACATATTCATTAATTTATTGTGTAATTCTTTATTTTGCTCAACCAAAGATGTTTGTATTTCCTTATTTTGTTTTATTAACTCCAGAACAATATCAGATGTTATAGAGTTTGAAACAGTTTCTACTTTTACATCGTTTGTTTTTTGTAGTTGACATGGTTCTTCACGTTTTTGATTTAATAATAATGTTTGCTTATGTTTTTTAGTGTGGTTATGTCTATTAAAATCATATTTATTTTTCGTATTAAAATCACAGCATTCACAGTAATATGATTGTTTAAAATCATAATTTGGATCCTTACCACTGGTGTTGAAAAGCGTCAGTCGTTTATGTTTTGCAGTCAATAAATGTTTTTTATAATTAGTAATGTCACTCGTAGAATAGTTGCAGATTTCACACATTTTTTCAGAAGTATTTTTCATGCGTTTTTATATACTAATATTGCGAGAAAAAACGCCTAAACAGTACTAGTCCAAAAATGTCCAAAAAAGTTATGCAGCGCACTTTTTGGATGATTATTTTTGTATTTAAAGCACAATCGGGCAAAAACACATTTCCCACCCCCCTTTTTAAATTTTGTTTTCAGAAAAGTAAAAAAGGACAAAAATAAATGTCCAATTTTGAAAATCGGTCCGACTTTATTTCCTTGTTTTCTCTGGGATTGTAAAATTTATTTATATATTATATAATAGTTTAGATGGATCAGGAATTCTGCAATAATAACGTAAGAATTAAAGAATATATAAAACTAATTCTTTTAGGAAAAGGTGAAGCTGGAGTCAATCTAAAAAAACAAAACTATTATGATACCTATTTTTCATTACTTTCAGATGTTGAGAAACAAAGCGCACTTAAAATTGATAATATAACTGTTCCATCGCTTATATTAGAAATTGATAAACTAATTTTTGCAAAATGTGAAAATTTATTTTTAAAAGTAAAAGATGATTATGATTTTATTAAGGATATTGTTAGTGAATCAACTTTAAAAACTATAAAACAAGTAAAAAAAGATTCTACTGAATTAAATAATAAATTAAATAATTTTTTTAACAACACTGCAACGATAAAAAGAGCTAGTGACAATTTAAAAAGTTTTAATGATAATAAAAAGAGAAAATGTATTGACGAAACTAAAGCCATTCTTAGTAAAGAATCAAAATACCGTGATTTACCTTCACTAGAGGCATTAATTGTAACTAATTATAAAGACGTTATACAAATATTGGAAATAACAGTTAATGAAATTAAAACATGCAGTAATAAAGCTTTATTACTTTGTATTATACTTTACGTAATGATTGTTTTTTCTGATTTAAATGATGGACCACTACTTGAAATAGTAAAAAGTAATGATGTATTTATTAATGATGCAGCAATGGTTGAAATATTTAGTAAAAAAACAACACTTGACTCAAGACAAAATATAGCAGTACAGAGATTTACTAAATTTAAAAAACCTGGTGATAAAGTTAGTTTTTTGTTTCATGGAGTAGGTACTGGAAAAACAATGACATCTCTTTCAATTGCGATTAGTAATTTAACTAAAAAAAATATACAAGGAGAGCAAGATTTTTCCCCATTTAAAGTATTAGTTATTGCACCAAGTGGAATATTCCGTGGAGCTTTTATTGATGACTGTCTAAATCTAGGGATTTATGTAAATAATGTAGTAATACAAAACATATCCGGGTCGGTTTTGCGAATAGAAAGTTTCAATGGATTAATTAAACATAGCAAAAACCCAGAAAAATTGTATGAGATTGAATTCACAGGATATGATTATGACAATTTATTCCATACAAATGGAGGATTAACTTATTTTAATGATCAGAATTATGATTTCTTAATATGCGACGAAGCACATCGTCTATTGACAAATAGATTACCATCAACCAATCGTGAAAACAGCTACACAAGATACGATTTAGAAGAGAATGAGAGAGGGGGTATAAAAATAGTTACAATGGAAGGTGACCAAAGCCTAGTAAGAAATGTTATAACGGATAACACCTTCTTGGAATTTGTATCAAAATTCAAACAGTCTGTGTTTTTAACTGGAACTCCGATTCAATCATCGGCTGATGATATAATTGATATAGCATTCTTTTTAAATAGTCCAAATTTAAACAAGAGTAATGAGCAAAAATTTATTAAAGACGCCATTAGTAGTGGAAGACAAACTGCAATCTTTAAACCAATAGACAGTCTTTCATATTTTCTGTCCGGAAACTTTACTGTTCAATGTAAAGTAGCTGTGACATCAATTTTAACTGGATTAGTTTCTGCTCTTGATTTAATAGATAAGGGAGTATCAAAATTTACATTTATACCTTATTTGAATGGGGGTGCACCTGAAAAAATTAATGACGGGAACAAATTGATATTGTATAAAAAAGAAATTGACAATATTGTTACAATTATTACAGACAAACCTAATATCAGTGGTTTAATAGCTCTATTTGAATCTAATTTAGTACCTTCATTAATACACAAAATAGATCCGTCGGACAAAATTAGCACACATAACAACATAGATGGTCTCATATATGGTAATATATTTTTTTTAATACTAATTAATAAATCAATAAAACCAGGCGAACACCCCGACGTAACTGAATTAAAAGGTGGAACAACCGGTATGGAGAAAGTAATAAATAGTTTTAGTTTATTAGGAAATTTATTAAGTGGACTAATTAAAAATCTTGTTAATACTATTAAAACTGCTGGATCCAATAAAGAGAACGCAATAAAGTTATTTGTTTTATCTGCTACGACGAGTATATCCGCATACCAATATATATTTGCAGCAGAACTAAAAACAACAGCAGCGGCACTAGCACAAGTATTATTGGCAACAAAAGCAGCAGCAGCAGCAGCACCAGCAGCAGCTGCTGCAGCAGCACAAGCAGCGGCGGCGGCAGCAGTAGTACCATCGTGGGTGTCCTGGACAGCGGCCCAACCATTGGGAGTTATGGCCGAAAAACTTGGAATATTTATTAAAGTATGTAAAGGACTCGTTTCACCATTTAAGTCATGGCTTGAATCATGTTTTGAAATAGATTATGATAATCTTTTAAAACATACATTTCCATATGTATCTGTTTATAATTATGATTTTAATAATTATGCTATTGATAAAGACGAATTTTATAAGGACATTGAAAGCCCGGAATCTGGTAAAAATCTTTTTATATCAATGGTTAATACAAAAGGAAATAAATCATCGTTTCCTGTTAGAAACATTATACAATTTTTAATACCTTTTACAGAAGACCAATCTAAAAAAATAAATACTGAAACACGTAGACTTAGTTCTGACCCCAAAAAATTAAACGATATAATAGATAATATAAATAATATAGGATGCATTATTGAAGATGGAAATAAAGATATGTTAAAGGGAAGTTACAATATTAATGATTTTGCAGCATTATTAGCAGCAAGAGCAGATTTTTTAGACACGAGAGAACAGATAGCTCCATCTGACAAATTCAAAAATAAAGTAACCCGTATTAATATTCCGGACAATCTTGGTGAAGCTATTAAAACTGCAACAAAAAATAATAGGGAACTCACCGGAAATCACTATATTCAGACTGATGAAATAAATAAAATAATGCGTCAAGCTGTAGCAAACCGAAAAAATTTAGACGAGTCAGATCCTTCATACATGAATGATGATAGTGTTCGTTATGTAAGTATTTTATCACAGTTAATGAATATAAAATGCGGTTTATTGTACCACGATTATGGTTATGGATTACATCCTCACTATGTAAAAATAGATAATAAATACGAGTATTATTTGCCTCTCATATATCCAGCAACATCGGAAATAATGTATTCATTTTGTAATTTTCTAAAAAAATTTAACAAAAAATATATATGGATGAATAGTGATAAACCAGACGACGTAGTTAAAAACTTTAAATATGGTCAGACATTAACATTTCCTATTGGAAGTGGACATGATGAACATCCTATATGTGTAATAATTTCACCAGACCATACAGAAGGTTTTAGTTTTATCTACAATCCATCTATATTAATACCTGCATTATGTAAAACAGCTGGTGACCAGGAACAAGTGAATGGGAGAATACTGCGTAAATATGGAAATGACACTCATAACAAAAAAAGTTACGAGAAAACAATATATCAATATTCTGGTGGCAGTGATGATGACTTAGCGCATGCAACTACGTTTCAAATATTATATGGTATTGATGAAAAACATAAAATTGTAGGAAGCAAACCTACTCTTATTACTAGTAATACGGGGGTGAATAGATATTTTTTCAGACCCTTCCAACAGTTTCAAAAGACAACGACGCAAAATTTTATCAACGCTATACCAAATAATGTACTGAGAACTTGGGCCAACCAAACTATTAATGCGGAGGTTGGAGTTATGAGGGGACGTAATCTACCAGAAGCACAACGTAATGCCAGAATTGAATCATTAATAGGAAGATATCAAAATTCATATCCAAGTGAAGAGTTTCATATGATTTTATTGTATAATGTAGCATTAATATCAAAAACTTATTTTGGTAAATTGGTTGAAATGGAAAACAAATCGTATAAAAATCAGAGAATAAAACCTGGTGATTCTGAATTAATTGGTAGTTCAGCAGGGAAGAACCTTTTTTATTGTAGATACAAACCAATAAATAGAATATTATGTAATATAGAGGAGAGGGAACGGGAGGGTAACAAGAGGGAAGAGGAAAACAATGTGGATTTGGTACAGGAAATGGTTGATGAAGCTCCATGGCGTTCGGTAAAATCAGTAAAAAAAGCGAATTCAGCACCATTACCTGGTCGTAATCGTTCTGTGCGTTTAAGACATTCATTAGGTGTTCGTGCACGTTCATTAGGCTCTATAAAAAAATCATTACGTTTATCTGCGAAAACAAGACTAGAAAATACAAATGATTCTATCTGGAAAAGTGTAAAAGGTGTAAAAACATGGAAAAGTGTAAAACATAAAGGAGGACGTAAAACACGAAAGAATATCAGAAAATATTAAAGTGCAAAGGTGTAAATTAATTTCAATAATAATTTGAAATTAATTGGAATTTATCCTACCTACGTTGATAAAGATTTATTTTTTTTAACAATAATTCGTCTTTTTTTATATGTTCGTTTATGTTTACGTTTATTTTTTTTAATCCCACCACTCCTTTTTGTTGACCTGGTATTAACAGAAGGAACATCAGTAAATATGTCTTTTTCTGCCTCTTCTATAACGCGGTCATTACCAATTACATCCTTCCACGTCGGCATATTAATGACTATATGGTTAATTATATATAACAATGTGCCAAATATTTGTATAATTTTTACCTTTGAAGTAGCAGTATTATCATTTGTCAATATATAACTAATAAATTCTTTAACGATAATAATAATCTTTGTTAAAAATACATTACCACATTTGTTTTCTAACTTTAATATAATATCAGCAATAGCTTTATTTTTGTTTTTTTCGTGATAACAATATTCAATCGCATTGGGTAGCATAATATTGTTTAATACTATATCCATTATTTCTCGTAAATTAAAAAGAAAGGCGTTAAGTTTTAATGCAATATTGTTTTTATGAGTTTCATTTAAATTTATTTCATCATTAGTAATAAGCGAATTAAAATAATCAGTACCTAATAAATTAATAAAAAATTTATGTATCTCAATAAAAAT